TCATGTGAATAATACATATAGAAGCCGCCGGCACCAATTCTACCGCCAACGATCATTGCACCATTTGCGCCATATGAAGGATCAGCAGCAGATGAAGTTGTAACCGTTAGTGCAGCAGGAAGATGTGTAAGAGTCCATGTAGGACCATTGACATTGATAATATGTTTCGAAGCCCTGGTTCCGTTTAGAGATACGCCGCCTGTTATACTGAGTGCCATATATTCCTTGTTATTATGTATTTATCGGATTTTCTAAAATAAATTAGTATGATTATAAGTAGTTAATAGAACTTCAGAGTCAAAATGAATTATCAAAAATTATATAATGCAATTACAGGGCGTGCTAATAACAGATTATTAGATGAAAATATCTATGTTGAGAAACATCATATCATCCCACAATCAATGGGTGGTACAAATATATCGGAAAATATTGTTAGACTAACTGCAAAAGAACATTTTGTTGCACATCATTTACTTTGGAAAATTTATAGAAATCCTCAGATGACTAAAGCATTTATGTTGATGTGCAATACAAAACGAAATGGGATAAAATATAAAATATCAGCTAGAGAGTATTCTATACTCAAAGAAGATAATAGAAAATTTCGAAGTGAGTTTATGACTGGCAGAACTGGTAATAATCTCGGTAAGACTTTACCACAAGAATGGCGCGATAATATAAGCAAAAGTTTAACTGGTCACAGAAGGTGTAATGGTGGTTCTATAGGATTTAAAGGAAAGCATCACACGGAAGAAAATAAGAAAGCAATCTCAGAAAGACGAAAGGGTGTAGGTACACATTTCACACCACATTCGGAAGAAACAAAACAAATGATGCGTGAAAACAGAAAAGGTAAAACTAAAATTCCCTGGACAGAGGAACGTAAAGCTGCAAGAAGAAAGCTGTTAGCAGAAAAATTTAGTCAACAAAAAACCCCGGATTAGCGGGGTTTTTCTTTTCTATTACACTTTCAGTAATATCAATCCAATATTGATTAATAAAATTTGAGCGTACTCGAATCTATTCCAACCTTCGACAAATAGTCAGCTGCGTTACCGAAGCTGTTAGCTGTGTTGGTTAGCTCTAGATAGCCATAACGTGTCATGAACGAAACAACAGGCTCGAAAGTCTGTGGATCCATAACTGGACCAACGCTCATTAGCGGAATGTATGGGCAGTAGTAAGCTGCTGCGTCAGTTTCTGTAGGGCCCTTGTAGCCGATAAGAACTGCTTCACCATCACTTGCGTACTGGTTTACATAAACACGCATTGTGCTGTTCAATGTACCAACAAACTTTGTGTTTGTAGGTGCTTCGAATGTACCTTCTGTGGTACGAGCAAACGACGATGTTGTAGCTGTCTGAAGAATTGTCAACGCTGTTGGCGAAACAACTGCCCAGTTAGCTGCGCCACGACGTGTGCGAGCAGCAATCAAGTTAGCCTGTTGGTTGATCATAACTGCAAGAGCAGCCATTTCGTCACCAACATATGTAGCTGTACCAGATACAGCGGCTTGGTTGAATGTAGTTGGTGCAACTGGAACTAGGCTAGACAACTTGTATAGCATTTCCTGGTCGATTTCAACTGTGATTTCTTGTGCAAGTGCTTGCATGATTTCTGCTTCGATGTCGATACCGTGGATAGCATTTGCATCTTGAGCAGCTTCAAAAGTCCAGCGAGCCGACAACTTACGTGTCTTGGCTTCAACTGTTTCCTTCAAAATCTGGATGCTGAGCTTGTTACCAGGTACGCCTTCTAGACGAGCTGTACTTGCTGCTGCTGGGTCGGCTGCAACTTCGTTACCCGAATATGCCTTAGCAATTTCGAATGGACCAAGTGCTTCTGTACCAGCTGTAACACCAGCTGCTGTATTAGCGTAACGAACACGCAAAGTGTGGATCTGACCAACTGGACCGGTCATAGGCTGAACACCCATGATTTCGTTCGCAATAACGGTCGGCATAACACGTCGAATAAGCGGTAGCATTACTTTGTTTAGTACAGCGATGTTACCTGCTTGGGTTGCGCCTGCGGTTGCCGATTCAGCCAAGTATCTACGAGTGTTTTCAAACACTACGTCCATTGATTGACGACGGGTTCCCTTTAGGCCTTCTAATAGGGCTTCTTTTGTTGCGCCCCAGTTTGATTCAAATAGCTTTGTTGCCATTATAAGTTTCTCCTAGATTACTTTCTAATTCCGGCTAAGGACAAAATGTGTTTTAGTTCCGAATTATCTTCTGAACCTTCTTCTTGAGCGACCTCCGCTCTGTTGCCTGTCTTGGCTGACAATGTCGCCTCAGTTAACTGAGTCTTTGCAGCCTCAGGTTTACGTACAGCGGCTTCATTTAGAACGCTTGGCAAATACTTGTTGTATTGACCTTGCAAATTCTTAGTCTGAACCGATTCAAGCAATTCTTTCATTACAGCCTTCTTGTCCTTCGACAATGGTGCTAGTAATTCACTCATGACTTTTTGTCTTTCGACTTGGTCTTGAGTTGCTTTCAACTTGGTATCCAAACCTTCCATTAGTCCCTTGTTCTTCTTAACTGATTCGTTAAGTGTTGCAAGTTCCTTATTCTTAGATTCAAGTACCTTTTGTAGCTTCTTGAGTTCTGTGCCTTCGTTCAAATACGAAGTCATAAACTCTGCTGCGACGCTTTCGAATATCTTACGACCGAAATCGTTTTCACGGGCGACACGAATGTCTTCCTTGAATTGGCCAATTTCTGTACGTAGAGTCTTTTCAATATTTGACTCGATAATCTGGGCTGCACGCTTGATAAATTGTGCCTTTGTTTCTTGTAGCTTCTGCTTACCTTCGGTAACCATTTTGACCTTTTGCTCAACTAGGCTCTTCTTATCTGCACGGAACTCGCGAATTTCTTCTGCAAGTTGCTTCAATAGGAAGTTTTCTAGCTTACCAAAGTTTTCTTTCATGGCCTTCTTTTCAGCATGGAACTCTTTCATTTCCTTAGCTACTGCTTCTGTAACGAATTTGTTTAGCATTCCTGTGTGCTCTGTCAGTTTGCTCTTGTAAGCAACACGTTCAGCGACAAGTTTTCTCTTGTCATCGGCGAATTCTTCGAGTTCAACGCGGACTTTGTCTGTTAAGAAACGATCCATAGATTCAACTAGAACTCCCTTGTCGTGTTCAAACTTACGTGCAAATTCCTCACGGAGTGTTGCAGCAACTTCTTCACGAGCTTCGGTTAGTCTAGCTTCCCACAAGCCAACGATTTGGCTCTTGGTATCTTCGGATAATCCAACGCTTTCGCTCAAGATCTCATCTAGTTTTTTTGCCATCTTGAGTTCCCCTTAAATTTTCAACTCGTTGATAAATCTGTGAAGGTCCTTAACAAGCTGTTTCTGTGCAGCGGCTTCAGTCAATGCAGACCTTGCGGTATTCATTATACTGGCACCACCCTTCATGTTAAAAAGACTTTCATATATCGTTCTTGGAAACGCATTTGGAGCACTTGGTTGTGCAACAATGTCAACAGTGATAATTTCAAAATCTGAAACTGCACCATCATCACCAACATTTCCAGAACCACGGGATGAAACGCCCAACTTTGCTCCCGATTGCAACAATGTCTTTACTATGTTGCCCATTGGGGTTGGAACAATTTTCAACTTACCGTATCCGTCTGCACCATCCATCCACATTTCTGTGATGAGGTGACTTACGCGGTCAAGATTGATAGACAACTCTTCCGGGTGGTCGAGTTCGCCCATAACTGATTGACCTGCGCTTAATTTTTCAGTAATCGAATTTACAGCTCTGGCAATTTCTCGAACAGGATAAACACGCTGGTTCTGGTTTCTTACGTCACCCTGGATAAAGATCCCTTTCATACAGAGATCTTTACCACCAGTCATTTTGTTATCTTCTTCTAGAAGTTGAACGTGTGCCTTGTCGAAAGACAGGTACTCGTACAGTTTATTTGCCATGGCCATTTTCGTTCCTTAAGCTGGCTTCTTGGTTAGAGGAGACTTTGTAAAACCTTCACCAGATGCCTTGCCGCCGGTCCACTTTGCAGTAGTATCAGCCTTTACGCCAGACTTCTTAGGGTCAACTTTTACGTTGTCAGATGGTGTGTCATCCTTTGCAGAATCACCATTGTACTTTCCATATTCGCCGCCAGTAGCCTTGCTACCAAGGATGTTTGTTGGCTTTCCGCCGTAATCCTTGCGTGGAGGAATGTTAGTAAACGATGACTTGGTTTGTTCAGCACCTAGTGGTGTGTTCTTACCAGTTCCAACTAGCTTTGCTGTGCCCTTCTGGCCTGTGTCAGCTGTCTTGCTAAGGAATTGAGTTTCTTCGTCAACCTTCTTATCCTTCTTTGCGTCTTTCTTCTGTGGTGCTACTTCTAGCTTATCTTTCTTTTGCTTTTCGAACATAGTTGCGACTACTTCGCCGACAACCTTTTCTTCTCCACCGCCACCAAAGTCAGGCATACCTGCATCCATTTCGTCACCAGCTGGTTGAACGTCACCGTCCATATCACCTGCTAGATCTGCATGTTGTGGTTCTTGCATTTCTTCGCCCATTAGTGCGTCGAATTCTGCACGAAGTTCAGCAAGTTGAGATTCTAGATCTTCAACGCGCTCTTCAGTAGTACCTTCCTCGGCTCCGAATTCATCTTCGGCACCTTCTTCATCTTCATCATCGCTGCCTTCGCCGTCGTCTTCATCGCCGCCGGCTTCGCCGTCGTTCTGTTCGTCAGCGTCAACTTCATCCTTATCGGATGCAATTTCGTCTGTGAAGTCTTTGTTTGGCTCACCACCAACTTCATCGGATTCGTCGAGGTCTTCTTTATCTTCTTCATCGTCTTCTTCAACGATGCTTTCATAGATGACACGAGCTTTTTCTACAATGATCTGGTGGAGAAGTTCAGCAGCCTGGTCCGAATCTTCTGATAGAAGAAGATCCAATACCTTTTCAAGCTTTTGTTGTTGTGACATGCCCACTCTCCTTGATTGTTAAAATTTCCAAAATCGCTACTTTCGTAGTATTCTGTGTATTTAACCCGGATGGAGGCAATATAGGGTTATATGGCCTTAAAAGAGCCATATTTTTGAAATATGATTTCGTAGTTTTATTTAGTCTCGGCCGAGTCGAGATAAAAAGCTACTTTATAGGCCACCCGAAGATTCAGCAGGTGGTTGTCCGTACATATCAGGAAGAAATTCTAGATGTTGTGCTGTTTCATATTTCTCAGCGTCTCTAGACTTTCTAAGCTTCTGTAAATGAAGCATAGTTAGGCGTGGGCGACGTGTGTCATCCATTTTTGCCTTACCTAATTCATCATCGGCAGGATCGTAGTATTCAACAAGTAAATCTCGAGCTTTCATATTTTGTATTTACCTGTTATTGACCGAAATTATCTACTTCCGTATCAGAAACTCCGGGACCTTCTGTGGCAGGATTTGCGCCTTCGATACTACCTTCATCGGGTGCCATATCATCGATACCAGAACTTGTAATACCTACATCAGATAATCCAGCTGATGCTGATCCACCCATACCGGATGCTGCTGCGCCTGGTGCAAATGTCTTGGTTAGTCGACTGCGTTCTTCCTTCCACATGCGCTCATTTTCTTCAAGTTGTGCTTCTGTCCAAGCAAGGTATGTCTTGAGAATAAATCTCTTTGAAATAAAAGGAACATCCATCAATGCTGTAAATGTATTGATACGTGCCGAATCAAGTTCAAGTTGACGATATTCTGAGAATGATTGTACAGGTGTAAATGAAAGTTCAAATAAGCTGTTATCAATTGTTATACCGCGACGCTTTAGGAATAATTTGAATTCTAAATCAATAGGTTCTATAATTTGTTGTTGATAACGAGTTACAACCTTCGAGAATCTAAATTCTTGAATAAATGCTGAGCCAACCCGACCATCACTAACTGCTGCTGTGCCATCTTCTGGGCCTGTAGGCAAGTATGAACTAGGGACACCAAGAGCACGAAGCATTTTGTTATTGAAGTAACGTAAATCGTCGATATCACCTAAGTTTTCTCCACCAGGTAATACTTCTACCTTAGATCCACGGCCTTCACTTGTTACTGCAAAGAAATAGTCTTCCAAAATTGACATAGGATTGTATGTAGAATCAACCACATTGGCACCACCGCCTGTGCGGCTAGGAATACGTTTTTGCTGTACCTCATAACGAACACGCTCAAGATATTGTTGAGCCTTGTTCGGAGGCATGGTACCGACGTCAATAAAGAATACACGTCTCTCTGGAGCACGGTGTACACGATAGATAAGAATAGCATCTTCTAGCAATTCTTTTTGCTTGTAAACCTTGTAAATTTGTTCAAGGATACTCAGACCAAAGGGCCAAGCAGCATTCATACCACTTGTTAGCGATAATTGAACAATATGTTCAGCATCTACAGCGGTTGCACCACCGTCTTGATAGTTAGCTGTACCAGCACCGCCATAGCCACCGGAAACATAATTCATGTTACCTTGCATCGGTGGGGAGAATACAATACTGTTGGATCCAAATGCTTCATTAGAAAGCTTATTCAGTTGGTTCGTTGCAACTAACGATTTCATATTCAAATCAATG